AAGCACCAGGACAAGGAGCGCGTTATTCAGCTCCGCAACCAGTGGATTCCGGTGCGCCCAGATCATTGGCGCGAAAAGATGGATTGCGTGGTCGCGGTCGGCCTGGGACATGGCAACCGGGATCAGCAGCTGATGCATCTGTCTAACCTCATGCAGTTCGCGTCGCAAGCGATGTCCGGTGGTCTGTCGATCGTCAACGAGCAGAACCTGTACAACCTGGGCGCCGAGCTTGTTAAGAACATGGGATTCAAGGACGTCGATTCTTTCCTGACGGACCCGAGCCAGCAACCGCAGCAGCAGGGTCAGCCTTCGCCTGAAGAGCAGATGGCACAAGCCGAGCTACAGCTTAAGCAGGGTGAGCTCGAGGTCAAGATCGCTGAGACGCAGATCAAACAGCAGAAGCTGCAGCTCGAGGCAGCACAAGGTCAACAAGAGATGCAGCTCAAGGCCGCTGAGCTGAAACTCGAATCTGAACAGGCGCGGCCCGTAGCAATCGGAGACACATGATGCCGAAAGTGAAAGGGAAAGAATTTCCGTATACCGAAGCAGGGATGCGAGCTGCTGAGCTTGCTCGAAAGACAAAGGGATCAATCAGCGACAGAGAGCTCCAGATATTTTTGGATATGGGGAGACAGCTTGCTAAAGGTAAGCGTAACAAACCGAAGTGGACAGATCGCTCCGGTTATCGCAAATAATGAGTAACGAAGAACAACGCGGGGAGCATGCAAAGACGCTCCTCGAGGATTACATGATCGACGAGGCGTTTGAGTCGATTCGTCAGGAAATCTTATCAGCGTGGGAACACTCTGATAACACTGATGTAACTGCCAGGGAGACAGCTTACATCAGTTTGAAACTGCTTTCCCGACTGCGCACTTACTTCGAGTCTGTTGTTACGACCGGAGAATTTTCGAAGTCGGAAAAACGGGAAGCTCGGTACAACTGAGCTAAATCGAAACTAGCCCACAAGGATGTGGGGTGCCGCCTTCGGGCGGCGTTTTTCAAGGAGTAACACAATGGCGGACACGCAAGAAGCACCCGTCCAGGATGCAGCTGAGCCTGGTTCTATTCAACAGGCACAACAGGCTTTCATGGGCCTTCTGGACTCGCAAGAAAACCCGGAACCCCAGGCGGAAGCCGAACCGACCGAAGAATTAGAGTCCACGGATGAAATTCCAGACGAAGATTCCGAGGCGGATTCTGAAGACGAAACCGAAGAGTTAATCGAAAACGATCCTGAAGAAGAGGACACCGAGGACGATGAGCTCGAGGAAGAGTCAGCGAGTGAAGAAGAAGACGACGATGCCGTCTATGCCGTAAAGGTCGGCGAAGACGAGCTCGAAGTCTCCATCGATGAACTCATAAAGGGCTATTCACGGCAGTCGGATTACACCAAGAAAGCCCAAGCACTTTCTGAACAACGAAGGGAAATCGATACCCTCAAGCAACAGCACGAGGCCGAAATCCAACAGATTCAGGCAGAGCGTCAGCAGTACATGGAATCGCTCACGCAGGTCATTGAAAACTCAAACCTCGATCAATTCAATATTGATTGGGACCGTTTGAAAGCTGAAGACCCGCTCGAGTACATAACCAAGAAGCAAGAGTTTCAGGACGCTAAAGACAAAGTCGCGCAGCTGCAGCAACAGCAGCACAGAACTGCGCAGCTTCAACAGCAGCAACACCAGGAACAATTGCAGCAGCAAATGGCTTACGAGCATGAGCAGCTGGTCCAGAAGCTTCCCGATTGGGGAGAACCTGAAAAGCAAACCACGCTCGCCGGCGAATTGCGGTCCTACTTATCGGACCAGGGTTATGTGCCTGACGAGATCGACAGCTTAATCGATCACCGATCTTTTATCGTGGCTCACAAGGCCATGATGTACGACCGACTACGCAAGGCTGATCCTAAAGCTAAAAAGCTGAAGAACAAGCCTAAAGTTGTTCGTGGCGGAAAGGGAACGACAAAGGCCAAAGCAGCGCGGGACCGTGTGCAACAAAACAGAAACCGTCTAAAACAAACGGGCCACGTCAGAGACGCAGCTCGTGCGTTGGAAGACTTTTTATAGGAAAAACATCTCATGGCAGTTCCAAGCAATACGCGCATGACTCATAGCGCGATAGGCATGCGGGAAGATTTGTCGGGTGTCATTTATGACATCTCACCGACAGATACCCCAATGCTTTCAAATATGGGCAAGGAATCGTGTGATCACACGAAGTTTGAGTGGCAAACTGATTCGCTCGCCGCTGCGGCCACGAATACGAACCTAGAGGGAGACGATTCGACCGCGACCGCAGTGACAGAGACGACTCGCCTGAATAACTACACTTCCATAGCGAAGAAAGTAGTGCAGGTGAGTGGAACCTCTCAAGCGGTGGACTTTGCTGGTAAAGCAAACAAAGGCGAGCTTGCCTATCACATGTCACGTCGCGCTCAGGAATTGAAACGCGACATGGAAAAAATGATCACGGACAACGTGGCGTACAACGCTGGCGCATCCGGCACCGCTCGTGTCTCCGCTGGTCTTCCGGCATGGGTTGCAAGCAACTATCACACTCTCGGCACCGGCGCGACGTCGGGTGCGGCAAGTACCGGTAACGGTTCTGACACCGCAACCAACGCCTCGACCGCAAACGCGATCACTGAGGCCGGCATCAAGCAGGTCTTGCGTGAGTGCTTTGACAATGGTGGTTCGCCCGACACGCTCGTCGTCGGTGCTTTCAACAAACAGGCAATCTCTGCTCTCACGCAGAGCGTAGCTCCGTTGCGTGGTGACGCTGGTGGTAAACCAGCAACGGTGACTGCAGCGGTCGATATTTACGTTTCCGATTTTGGAAGCGTACGAGTTATAACCGACCGATTCTCTCGCGCTCGCGATGCCTGGTTCATGGACTTCGATTACTGGTGTATCTCTTACCTGCGTCCGTTCAAGCAAGAAACCCTTGCGAAAACTGGCGACTCTGAGAAACGCCACATCGTTGTCGAGTGGGGTCTCAAGTCGAAGAACGAAAAGTCCAGCGGATTCCTCGCGGACCTCTCATCTTCGTAACCACGCTGTAACCACGAAAAGCGCCCCTTCGGGGGCGCTTTTTTTTGGAATTTTTTCATGGCAAGAACTCGTTTTTTTGATCAGACGCCTTCGACCAAAACCTATTGGCATGACGAGCCTGACGGCACGATCACGCTGAACACGGTCCAGGACGTTGAGCCTGTAATTGAAGCCAACAAACGCATCTTTAACGAGTACGGTGACAAACGTACTCAGGGCAAGATGGGTGAGTGGCACCTGGCGGCATCGATCCCGCAGAACGTCTGGGATCAGTGGTGCCTGGAGACGGGCGGCGCCATCAAGAAAGACAAAAAACTCCTCGCGAAATATTTGAACTCGCCAGAGTTTAAGTACTTCCGAACTTCACCAATGGACATTTAAATGTACAGACCAGTAAAAACCCATCGGGTATCTCTAAGCACGACCAGTGCGGCGATGAGTGATGGCGTCGGCGGAACCGATACCGGTTCAGTCTGGGGCATCATGGTGACAGCAGACTCGAACTGCTTTATTGAAATCGCTGCCTCGCCGACTGCCACAACGACCAGCATGTACGTGCCGGCAAACGTCAATCCGATTTTCTTGAAAATCAATAACGGTGAAAAGGTCGCTGGCATCATGGCATCCGGCACCGGTTACTTGTACGTGACGGAGCTCAGCAGATAGTGGCCTTATCCTCGTTCACCGAGCTAAAGGCCGACATCGCGAACTGGCTCGACCGGTCCGATCTCACGTCTCAAATCCCGAGCTTCATCAAGCTGGCCGAGGCCAGGTTTTCGCGTGAGCTCAAGATACGTGCGATGGAGACCAGGTCTACCGCATCGACGACAGCGAGCGACCGCACTCTCGGCTTGCCGACCGGTTACCTCGAGATGCGGAACATCCAGATCAACACCGATCCGATCACGTCGCTCGAGTATTTGTCTCCTGAAATGATGGACCGGTTATGGGGCGGCAGCACCAGCGGTACCCCGAAGACGTATACGCTTATCGGTGACGAGCTCTTCCTGGGGCCGGCGCCCGATTCGGTGATGACGATCGAGATGGCGTACTACAAAAAATTCGACGCGCTATCGAGCAGCACCGCGACAAACTGGCTACTCACTAACGCGCCGGACATTTACCTTTACGGGTCACTTCTCGAAGCGGCGCCTTATCTCCAGGACACCGAAAACCTGCAGGTGTGGCAAGCGTTCTACAAAGAAGCCATCGAACGGTTGCAGCTGGCAGACGATCGCGATCGCTACTCGGGGTCAGTGCTTCGCATTACGACCACGAGCGGTAATCCGTGAGCACGTATTGGGACGGAGATTCTCTGTCCTGGGATTCGGACGGTACGACCTGGGACGCGGCGGCAATAGCTGGCGCAGCTGCCCTTGCTATCTCTGGTGGCATGACCGACTTAGTGTCGGTGACGTTATCAGGTTCTAGTACGTTTGCTGCGCAACTCAGTGGGACACACAGCTCTACTGCAACCTTTCCAGCTAGCGTATCGTTTGCGGTTCAGCAGTCGCAATCGGAGACCGCAGCACTGACTGCGCCAGGTACTGCGACCATCGCAGTTTCAGTCGGCAACACATTAAGCAATGCACTTACTGCTGCTGCGTCGATCTCAATGGGTGTTTCCCAGGATAGCGCAGCCACAGTAGTTGCGACCTTGCCCAACTCCGCAACGATCGCAGCGAACATGGGCTATTCAGGCATCTCTGCGTTTTTGTGGACTACATCAAGCGAAGGCACGGACACCTGGACGGATCAGACTGAGTCTAGCGACACCTGGACGGATCAAACGGAATCAACAACGACATGGACAATTCAATATCCCTCGTA